TCCTGCATTTGGATCTAGAGCTGATTCTCCTGGACAACACTGATAAACAGATTTACATGTCTTTAAGTAACGATCAGCCCGCAGCGCGGCAATGCCGCGTCTATCAGACTCGTACCACGAAAGTGGTCCAGCGAGCCATACAGACGTGGGAGCGCATTTTCCATCAACCACAAAGCGATTACGACCTTCGTTTTGCACCGACTTGTTCGGCTTTTGCAAAAAAGGTAAAGTTGCTGCTTGGGAATTGCCCTGCAGAGGACCAGAGTCAGATCATGGCCTGGCAGTCCATTAAGAAGCTCCTGCCCGACTCTTGTCGGTGCATGGAGGCCACGATGCTGTCAGACCTGAAGAAGACTCTTTCTCGGCCCCCACGGTCACTCCCACGAGGCTACCTTCGGTTCGTCCAACAGGAAGTGCGCAAGCTCTTCCCTCATGGGTGGGACCGAGGCCTTTACGAGGAACACGTCGTCACCACTTCGCCCCCCCTTTCTTCAACTACTGAGTCGTCCAGATCGGACGGCGGTTCGTTGGGATCCGGCATGGATCATGCGTCTTTCCTCGAGGTTTGCCTCGGGGATATTGACTTTGAGCTTGATTGCCGGGCAAAAATGATCGTCGTTCAGTCCGCTGGTAAACCTCGCGCGTTGAGCAAGTTTTCATCTGACGTACTCTGTCTACGGCCTCTTCATAAGGCTATTTATGACAGATTATCCAGAAATTCTTGGCTTAACCGAGGTGATGTTACTACGGAAGGTCTGAAGGACTTTAGGTATGTTGAAGGGGAGGTCCTCACCTCTGGTGATTACAAGTCCGCAACAGACAACCTCAGTATTGAGGTTGCCGAGATGATCCTTGCCACTATTCTCACTTCTACGGTCTCTGTGCCGCAGTCGGTGATGAAGGGCGCGTTGGACATTTTGCGGCCTAACTTGTATAACCTTGAAAACGCTCTAGATTTCGTCCCCCGTATCGGGCAGATGATGGGCTCCTACCTCTCTTTTCCACTTTTGTGCATCCAGAACCGGATGGCATTTTTGTGGTGCGGAGGGGGGAACCGTCCCTGCAAGATTAACGGTGACGACATCCTTTTCCGTTCTGACCCTGAGTTCTCTCAGCGCTGGATGGAAACGGTGTCGTCTTTGGGACTAGAAGTAGAGCGGACTAAAACGAGTGTGTCGGCCGATTACGGCTCTTTGAATTCTACCTTAGTAGTTCGCGAAAAGGGAAAGTACAAAGTTCGCCAAACTTATCGGTTCGGCATGCTTAGGGAATGTGGTGACATCACTTCACTCTGCAAGACTTACGAAGATTTCCTTCGGGGAATCTGCGGGCCTTCCAGGTTTCGTGCTGGCTTTGAGTTCTTCAGATGGCATTTGCCGTCTTTGAAGGCTTATCGTGTTAGTACTCTAGAACTTGGATTCCGTGGAGACCTCGCGTGGCGATTGACTCGTAAGTGGAACCTCCGTTTGGACAGACCTTCCGAAGTCCTGCCTAGTCTAGGTCCCGATCACAACGTTGTTGTCCCTCGTGACAGCTGCACATTTGTTGACCCGGATACGATTAGAAAGGACGATAGGAAATTAAGTGCAATGGAGCTTGCGGCGTGGAAGTGGGGCGTGGAATTCGCTTCCCGTCAGAAAAGATCGGAACTAGAGTTTAAGCTCAGGATGTCGTTAATTCGGCAGGTACGCCCCGACTTCTCCCCTTACCTTAGTGGTTTTGGAGAGAGATGTCGCGTATCGCGGCCTACCTGGGCTGAGACTCGTCGTCCTTATCTGGTTCCGCGTCCGGTTCGGAAGGACTGCTTTCCTCTTATGATAGAGGTCGAAGAGCAGCTTCCGCCGTACACGGAGCACGAAGACGGGGTGATACTGATAGACGTCAAGAAAGATGAGTAGAGAACGGACGCAGTCTGCCACTGGATCAGTGGCTTGTGCAGAAAGCACCCCTCTTTAATTAAGAGGACCCTTATTTCCAGGTCCTTGGAGGGGAACGTTAGTACGCCCCGGTGCGTGGGCTGTGGTGAGGCGGTTAAATTCCGCGGCTGCCAAAAGAAAAGATGCAGTGCTCTACTGCAGGACGTAGGCGTGTTGTAGGACACCCGAACCTGTGATTGTCGTGACG